CGGGAGATCCCTGATCTGCTTTTGCATATCCAGCGGCGAGATCATTGTTCATCCAAGCTTCACCTAACGATTTTTGAAAGTCCTCATCTTGCCAATCAAATGCAGAATTTGATGTGCCAGCTCCGGCCCCACCAGCAGCAGCAGCCGCAAGTCCAGGGTCAACACCGGCAAAAGGATCTGCGCTTGGGATCTTTTTTAAAAACGGCCCGTAAAAAGATTGTCCTGGCATTTAAAGTGCTCCGTAATTAACGTGTTTAATGCCGCCGATAGTGGTGACTGCATCCGGTCGTACTTTCTCCACTTCTTGAGCCATCACACCGCGTCTAGGCGTGGGATCGCCACGATAGTTATATTGGTAAATTTGTAGACCTTTCCATCTTGCGCCCTCTGGGACGATGTTCTCTTTTATGCGAATGTCAGACCCAATAAAAGGCGCGGCAATTTGAGCAATCTGTCCCATCGTTTGTAGGCCACTCGGCCCAGGCGTTGTATTGACGCTGGAAGATCCGTAGTTGCCTGAGATCGTGTTCATGAACTGATTAAGGGCGTTGTACGGAGCCTCGGATTGATAAGCATAACGAGCCATATCAGCGTCCATTTGACCCTGTGTTAAGGCTTGCCTACGATCACCGACTTGACCCATCGCGTTATACATCGAAATAGGTGCGCCCATGATTGAGGGGTAAAGATTTCCTGATTGCACTGCTCTTTGTTGCGCTTGGTTGTAGGCGTTGGTGTAAATATCAGCGAGGGGTTTTGTCAGGCCGGAAGTGACGGCACTAGAGATTGCGCGGTTGTTCACCATATCGCCACGACTTGAGCCTCCAGGCTGAAAGCGAACCTGATTCTGTCGTAGACCAGGAAGGATGTTTTTCTGAAGATTTGAGGTGACTGTATCCGTAAGGGCAGAAGCAATCGGATTGTAAGCGTTCGGATCGACTTGACCGCTTAATCCTTGCACCAAACTTGCTTCCGCTGCTGACTGCTGCCCCGCAGCTCTTGGCCCCATTACATAACCGAGAGTTGCCTGTTGTGCAGCAGTTTGCGCTGGATCAAACCCAGCAATGGTTTCGCCAGGATAATATTCAGGAACACCTCGGTTGTACACATTTTTTGCTTGTTCAAAGCCACCCATTAGGTAGCCTTGCTGTTCCTTCCAAGGCGCAGTCTCGGACGTGCTTACTCTTGTTCCACCGCTCATTCTTCTGGCTCCTCTTCTACTTCGATGAATTCCACTGGCATATTTGGACGGCTAAATCCGGGAGATCTAACACCCATTTGAATTGGCTGATAAGTCCAAAGATCATCTGGGACAAACGCTTGCTGATATTCTGTGCTGAAGGGCTGATACAAGAGACCTCCGATGTCCTGCGCCATTGGTGTTTCTGGCGATGCGTCTGGATCACCTGGAAACCGTGACTGTCCGTAGACGGCGGGAGCGCCGCCAGAAAACGGAGAATTCGGAGCCATGTAAGCCGAAAAATCTTGTGCGGCTGGGGCTTGATACTCGACAGCTAGCATCGGCGCATAGTCATTGCGGAACGGATACGGCCCAACGTTCATGCCAGGATCGAGCAAGGGGGCGCCACGACCATCTCTTCCACCACTAGGCCCAAAAGTGCTCGAAGACTCGGATGGTGTGCTTGTTTTTGTGGCGTCTTCGTATAGATCATCAGGAATCGTAAAAATCTTTTCCCAACTACCACCAGGGTTGCCGCCGTAGAACTTATAAACATTCTGACCTACGCGCACTTCGTCACTCATTTTTCCACCATAGTTATATAGAAGGTCTGCATCTCCCACGGTCGGAAGTGACCTCACATATTCTGGTGTCATTTTGTTTGCTCCGCCAAAACCCATAATTAAATCTCTTTGGTTAAAATGTGATAACTATTCTTCCAGTCTTTTAAAACCCGTAACCAACCTTTACGACCCCACAGTTCTATATGCTTGCAATCGCGTTGCCTTGCCCATTCTTCAAGCATCGGAAAATACTGCATCCAGACATCCATGCCTTCCCCAGCGATTGCCAAGATACGGCAGACGTTTTTTCGTGGGTAAGGAATAACCTGAGTAATCATTGTGGCGATTACTTTCTTATCCACAATGACAATCCACAGATTCATCTGGCCGGTTTTTAATAACGGCAGAAAGTCTTTTGGCTCTAGTTCGCCCTCAGAGTGAGGGACAACTTTTTCTAACAGCGGCTCGACATGATGCCAGAATAAATCGACTTCATCGGGCCGCAATATGTGAACGCTACAGTTTTGTCCAGTTGGTTCCATCAAAGAAATAAATCCCTGTGCCAGAACCGGGGTTCCATTTGGTTCCGTCTGCATAACGAATGTCGCCGTCGCGTGGCTTGGTCGGTCGTACCGCTTCGCTGCCTGGATCAACATAAGTTTTTTCTAACCGCATAACACCGATGTTGAAGAGAATGTCTGAGAGTCGGTTTAACTCGTTAAAAAGATAATCTGGTAATTGCTCTGGTGCAACGGGTGCTGGATTAGGACTCCACCGTGTTACAGATTTAACGTCCTTCTTACCATAACTCACTGCATCCGGCTCCCGCGTCTACCTCTTTCCTGAACGTCGAAAGAGACAGAGTGCAGTTTCCAATCAACGTCTGTATCAGATTCGACCTTTACGCCGAAAAATTTACCACTCACGCGACACGATACTTTTGATTGACTATTTGGGTTAAACGCCACTGGCCCTTCCCAAGTCACGCCCTCTTCCGTAGACATCTGCCTTCCGATATAAATATTGACTGAGTTATTGCCAGACACTTCAAGCTCCGGCCATACTGCCGTCACCATCTTTACCGAGGAAGCATCTCCCAGATCGTATCCAGTGCGCTCAATATAAGCAATCATCGTGGCAGTATCTTTTTTATTGCCTTTGTTATCCCGGAAAATTTTTGTATTGGTAACATCAGCAAAGACAATATTTTTAATCACGTTATCGTAGTTCGTTGCGCCCCAAGGATCAGAATCCGCGTCCCATGTCAGTGTTGCCGCATTCCAAGTTGCGCCAGCCGTAATCTCTACGATCCCTGAGTTAATGTGGGAAGTGTCGGGCAGATCACGAAAAGAAAACGTATTGGTTTTCCAATTCCAGATTAGAGCTTTGTCTGGCACTGTGGACGAACCAGACGGATAGCAAGCCAACATTTCATTTCGGACGTAATCAGCCGCAACGAAACATTTCTGATAGTTGTCACCGTTCAGTTCGTCGAAGACAGTTCGCCGTAGCTTATCGGACAACAACGGCGTGACGTTCTGACCGTTACAGACATAAAAGTCACTGTTCCCCATAAAGAAGTGACCACCCTCAAATTCTGCCAAAGCACCCTTGCTCAAAAGACCAATCGTGGGCGAAAGCAATTTAAACGAGAAAATATAGGGTGTGCCAATATAGTTCATCACATAAATCGAGTCATCCTTGTAAATCAGAAACGAATCACCCAATGGCAAACCGTCAATGATGTCTCCTGGGGTATCGGACAACTCGTAAGCACCCGCGTCAAGCGTGTTGTCAGTTTCCGACCATGTAGACGGTGGTGATCCAAAAGACGCTTCCGTAGACCATTTAACAAGGCGCGGCTCTTCGTTAGTGCGCGACCAATTTAGCCCGACAAGAAATGTCCTGAAGGATCGAATGACTTTGCATTTATTTCCGCTAGGCCAATTACGCAGCTCCATAAATGCACTAGACAACGACGGCACACCGCCAGAAAGAGGCCACATTTGTGGCGCGTCGTAACCATTCGTAGCAACGATCAAACCATTTAAATTGGTATGAGACCAACGACGGGAAGTTGTATTAGCGCCGTAATCATTATCAGAGGTTGTCGTGCTTCCAGATGGCGTGACAACAGCATCATCCGGATGAGCGTAAGACGTAGTGCCAGAAAGCGTAATAACGCCTGTACTCGTATTACGAGCTGAGTACGTTAAGGTCTCAAACTGGTTTGCAGATCCAGTTTCTTGATTGCCGATCTCAAGAGTGCCGCTAGTGGGAAGCGCAGTCAGCGCAGCTCCTGCGTCCACCGTAATGGATGCGGCACTTGCAGATACAACGCCATTCAACTGCAACGTCGTTTGGCGGGTTACATCTGTCCAAGTCGAGCCATTCCAAACAGCAATATCTGCCGATCCATACGCCAACCAATAATAAGTTCCTGACGATGTTAGATATGGATGAATATAGTAGGGAGCAAACGGGCAAGTAGCCATAACCTCTTGATACCCGGCAATTTTCTTTACGCCGTTGTCCAAGAGCCTTACGTTATTTCCGTCAGACCATGCGTTAGGGGGAAGATTATAGGGGGGTGTGTCCTTTATGATTCCAATCTGTCCGACGTTTTCGATGGGAATGAGTGCCATTATTGGGGGGGCGTCGGCCATGTAATGTTAAAAGGATCAGACTGATCTGTTATATTTCTTAAATTTTGCCTATATAGTTCCCATTGACTTCTTTTGGAATCAGTCATTGGGACATCAGTTAGAACAGTCCAGTCACAAGAAACAAGTTTACCCTTGCGCTCTGCTTTTATTACATTCCATTGTTCAGGGTCTTGTCCTGCCTGAACTGTTGACCATGCTGGTTTTTTTGATGAGTCGTTGTATACAACATTACTGTTGTAGTCTGGCTCATTTTCTACTGATCCGTATATACCAAACCCTTCATTTGGAACTGCGGCCCAAAGAATGTTACTAAGTGTTACGTTATTCATTCTTCAATCTCCCACACCATCATTGTTCCATTATTGAAGGTAGTACCTCCCGCTGATGCTAATGGTTGTTTTGACCAAATATCAAAAGTATTTGAACCAACAGCACTAGCAGTATCAGGTCTATTTGCCGGTATTACTTTCCAAAGGCGTGAAAATCCAAATCCAAATTCTTCTGAGGATAATCCAGAATCAACTTTAGATTTAATATCTCCTACAAGAATGTTATCTGTAGTTCCAGTAATTAAAGTTCCAGAAGTATTTGCTAACTTGATATAAGTATATTGATGATCGTTTCCACCACCCCACGAAGAAAAAATATCATTCATTCCATCTACCTGAATGTACAAATTAGATGAAGCAGATAAACAAGTGTGAGCAATTGACCATCCTACATCTACATAAGTATCTGATCTAAACGTAGCGGTTGTTGCTTGAATAGCATGAGTTGTTTTAAGAAGGCTCCCGCCTTCTAGCGCCCTTAAAATTACCCAATCACTGTTTGCTTCATTTCTAATTTTTAATAAATTATTTGTAGTGTCAAACCAAATTAACCCTGCTGTAGTTGGGCTAGGTGCTGAAGCAGAAGTATGAACGCCGTTGATAGCTTCATCAGCATTAGGCAACGTATTCTTTAAAACAGACTTAATTAATCGAAGGTGATCGTCACCCTGGCTAATAGAGTCTGATCCACTTGGGTTTGTGTTTACCAGACCACTAATAAATGTTGCGCTTTCTAATGCCATATCTTAACCTTTAGGGTACTTTGTTTTAACTGCTTGTCGCTTGCCCTCAAGCGCGACCACACTTTGCGCCCTTTCCTCAACCACATTTTCCCAGAGAGCCACGATCAATTCGTTAAGAGACGGATACTCAGCCTGTCGATCACGTTGATATTGCGTTGCGTCTTGTTCGGCTTGCAGTCGTGTAATCTCTGCATCGATCTCTGCTTGCGTTGGTTGCGGAATGGCGGGCGAAAACCAATTAATTTCATCACCGATGACTGTAAAACTTGCGCCAGTTGTCAATGAGCGTATCGCGTCTGCGATGCTGATCATGCTCCGACCTCCGTTGCACTGATGTATCGTAGGCATGGTGAAGAATCTGCAAACGATCCTGAAAGATTGTTAGAGGTTGCCATGTAGAGTTGGTAATCAATTTGTGAAGTCGTGTTGTGGGAAGTATCAACGTATTGAGTATGGAATGGACGGAAAACGTTTCCCTTTATCGTTGTTTGCCAAAGACCAGCCTCAATTTCTGAATAACCGCCGCCACCAATCTGACGATAAATTTTTATTCTCATTTCGTAACTTGCACTATCTGCACCCGCTCTTGCCGAACCGTAGTTAAGGATGATTTTTGAAGAGGTTGCTGATGGTGTGATGCTTACTAAGAACGTGCTTCCCATCGTCGCGTATGTTGTCACGTTGTCAATATTGACTGCGGGGTCGTGATTCTGCGTCACAACAAATTGCAACACTTTGCCTGAACTTAAAGTCCCCCAAGAAGTATCTGTTCCGTTTGTAGTTAAATACTTGCCTGATTGACCTGATACATTAGGTATAACAGCGGCAGTTGAGGTTGATGGAAAACTATTT